AGACAGGAATCTATCTTTCTCCAGATAAATTAGAATTGCCCGTGCAGACAGTTGAAGTTTACGATAAAGACGGCAAGTACAAGAATGCACTACACTATTTCGTTTTCCGAATTGAGGATCTATCTGAGATTGAGCTGGAGTCATTAACTATTCCAAAGAGCCAACTTCAGGCAGAAGAGATTGACTGGGCCGGATTCATCGATATCAAAGAGGCTTACTCAAAAGTTTCGCGAGCCCAACTTATAATTTTAGACAGACTTTCCTAAAACTAGTTCAAGTTTCCTAGTAGAATAATAATCTAAACAATATCTTTATTCAAATGGAAAACTCACAAGAACTAGCAACCGACTTATTAGTTGAAGAAACTGTAATGGTCGAAGAAACTTCTCCAGAAATGGAACCAACACAAGAAGGCGGCGAAGAGCCTGTACAAGAAATGTCAGAACTTGACATGCTTATCAATCGTCGTACTGGATACTTCCCAGTTAAATTAGAATTAGCTGATCTTAAATGGATCAAAAATGCATGCAATGGAGGTAAATTTACTTTCACTGGCCCTAATGAAGCATTCATGGTAATGAATTGTTTCTTGGGATTCTCTTCTGCAATTGCGCGATTGGAGCAGGAACAGGACGAAAACACTGAATCGAGTGGAGCAGTTCAAATTCAGGCATCTGCCCTAGAAGCTGCAGCAATTCTACTTAACAAGTTCGAAGGATCTAGCCTTGAATCAGCACAACGTGTATTTCGTATCGCAGTAGCTCTTAACACTTCAGTAATGGAAATGAAAGAGCTTGATCGTATTATCCAAACTATCAAAGTTGGAATGGCGAAACAAGACGAACTTGATAACTTGGCTAACGAAGAGGTTGTAAACCCTAGCTAATAATTTATAAATTTTATGAAAAAGCCGCGACAGCGGCTTTTTTTGTTTAGTATAATAATCAATATGAAAACATCAGATTTTAAACAGGTTGCCGAGTTCATTGAAGAAATGAAGGCTACTTCTTCAACCAACGATAAAAAGGAGATACTTAAAAAGTATGATACCTCGACCTTGCGTAAGTTATTTGAATACGTATACTCTCCGTTTAAGCAGTACTACGTTACCTCAGATAACTTGAAAAAGCGTCAAGATCTTACTGTCGATAGTTACGATAACTTGTTTCAATTACTTGACGATCTGAATGAACGTCGTGTCACTGGCCATAATGCTATACAGGTAGTTAATGGTTTTATTGCCAAGAATCAGGAGTTCGCAGATGTGATCTATGATGTGATAGATCGTAACTTAAAGACTAGAGCTACGGCTACTTTAATTAACTCAGTAATGCCCGGAACGGTTCCTACTTTTGATGTCGCTCTCGCTGAGAAGTTTGACGGAAATGAAAAGAAGGTAAATTTCGAATCTGGAGAATGGTGGGCAAGTCGTAAGCTTGATGGAGTTCGGTGTATTACAATAATTGACGAACACGGAGAACCTAAATTTTATTCACGAGCGGGCAATGAATTCTTAACTCTTTCAGTTTTAGCAGAGGACATTAAGAAACTTGGTCTCAGAAACAAAGTATTGGACGGAGAAGTTTGCGTTATGAAAGAAGGTGGACTTGAAGATTTCCAAGGAATTATCAAGGAGATCGGCAGAAAGAACCATACGATTCAGACTCCAAAGTATTACGTATTTGACTTCTTAGAAATGGCTGAATTTAATAATCAAGCAGGGGAAGTTTCTCTTTCAGCTCGATTAATTATCTTAAATGCAATCGTAACTGACTTAACCTATGCAGAACCACTTCCACAATTTCAAATAAAATCGGTTGACGAATTTGAAAAGATTGTAGCTGATGCAACTGAAATGGGTTACGAAGGAGTAATGATGCGTAAGGATATTGGTTACGAAGGCAAACGCTCAAAGAATCTGCTTAAAGTTAAAAAGATGCACGATGCAGAATACGTCGTAATTGATCTTGAATCTGACGTAAATCGTATCATTGACATGGGAAAAGAGGTTGAGGAGGTCATGTTGAAAGCAGTAATCGTAGAGCATAAAGGCAATACAGTTAGAGTGGGTTCAGGTTTTAATATTGAACAGCGAAGATACTATCACAAAAACCCAAATGAAATTTTAGGTAAAACAATTACCGTTCAATTCTTTGAAGAAACTACTGATCAACACGGAGCTCATTCCCTAAGATTTCCAGTATTCAAAGCAATCCACGGTCAAAAGAGAGAATTTTAATTTATATATGAGCAAACGAATAATTGTAGTCGGCAGAGCCGCAAGCGGAAAAGATTTTCTTCGTAAAAAATTCGAAGATAGAGGTTTTAGGTACGCAGTAAGTTACACAACACGCCCTCCACGCGAAGGGGAAGTTGAAGGAAGAGATTACTTCTTCTTAAGTCCAGAACAGGCAGCTGATCTAATTAAAAATGACGAGTTCTATGAATACGTTGAGTTTAATGGCTGGATTTACGGAACTACTCGTGACCAATTCGATGAGGATGACGTATTCATCATGACACCTAGTGGCTTAGCTCACCTGTCTGATGATGCGCGTAAAGAGTCATTGGTAATATTCTTTGATATTGCTGAGGATGTTAGGCGTCAACGTATGATGGACCGAGACATGCCCGGTGATTCAGTAGACAGACGATTAGAGGCCGATCGTAAAGATTTTGAAGGCTTCACAAATTATGATATAAAAATAACTAACCACGATTTCTAATATGGCATTTGAACTAAACGGAATAATCATTGAGATTTTCCCAGCACAGACTTTCAATAAAGGCTTTCGTAAGAGAGAATTTGTAATTGAATCGGGAGATAAGTACCCGCAAAAAATTGTATTTGGACTTGTACAGGACAAATGTGACATGATTGATTCTTATGGAATCGGAGATACTGTCTCAGTTGCGTTTGATGTAAAAGGCCGAGACTGGACAGACAAGTCAGGTCAGACAAAATACTTTAATAGCCTTGAGGCTTACCGAATCAACGGACAGCAGAGAGCTAACGTAAGTAAACCTGCTTCTGATTTTAATGATGAGGACGATGACGAAATCTTCCGTAGCCTTGGAATTGAGACCTCTGCACCAAAAAAATCAACATCGACTCAGTCTACTTTGACTGATGACGATTTACCATTCGACTTTTAATTATGAAATACGTATCGATTGATATTGAAACGACGGGTCTTGATCCAGAGACCTGTCAAATTTTACAGATTGGAGCTGTCATTGAGGACACCCTAAATCCAGCCTCATTGGAAGAACTACCTAAATTTCAGTGTATTGTGGAACACACTACGTATGTAGGAAGTCCATTTGCCCTATCTCTAAACTCTTGGATTCTAAAAATTCTTGGCGGTTTAGAGAATCTAACAAAGGACGAACGTCTCGCATACCGAAAGTATCATAACATTTTACCGGTTGGACTAGTAGCCCACTCATTTCAAATGTGGCTAGCTTCAAATGGTATCCCAGCTGAGGCGACTGGTTGCGTAAAAATTAATGCAGCAGGTAAGAACTTTGCAAGTTTTGACAAAGTATTTCTGCAGAAACTTCCAAACTGGAGTTCAAACGTGCAGATTAGACAGAGAATCTTGGATCCAGCCATTCTGTTAATGAATTGGAAAACTGACGAGAGCTTACCTAATTTACAGACGTGCATGGATCGATGCCAATTATCTGGAGAAGTAACCCATGATGCTCTGCAAGATGCATTAGATGTAGTTAGAGTCATCCGAACTGTAACTAGTAATTATAACTTTGTTAATATTAATTAGGCTGAAATAGATAACATTATAAAAATATTACGTGTTATGATTAAGACCTTTAAAACTTTTACAAATGAAGCACTTAGTCCAGCTATTTTAACTAGTTCAATTAATGAGTGTACAGCTAATCAACTTAAGAGTATTTCTGAATTTAAAAGTACTTATAAAACTGAGTTAGATAAAGCAAATAAGATTGTTAACGTATACCAGGTAATTGATAAATTTAGTACCTGGCTAGTTGGTAAAACTCCAGCAATGGTCCAAGCTGCTCTATTAAATTCGCCAGGAACTGCTGATAAACTGGTAATTGAGGCATATACTTTCATTTATATGGAAATACAAAATCAATTAAAGTCAATTGGTACACTTAAAAAATCAGCACTTAAATTACTGGCTCCATCCGCTGCTGACTTTGATTCGCAAAAAACTGACTCAGACTTAGTGAATCAAATTATACAATTAGTGGAATCGTTATTTGATGTAGGCTTTATGATTGGTTACAAATTTGACAGTAAGTCAATTGAGGCAAATAATGCTTCAAACTGGTCAGTTTCTTTTACCAAATCTCTTAATTCTAGGAAATCTTTAATATTCAAAAATATTAAACTATTAATTCGTAACTTTTTATATAACTAATTGTCTATGACAAAATTAAAAGAATGTTTATTATTATTTGCAATTCAGCTTGTACTGTATGGAATTTTATGCATAAATTTTAGAGCAGTTGCTGAAACTCAATATCACTTAGCAGCAGTTAGTGATTTTACAATAGCTTCACTAAATTTTTTCGTAATCCGAAAAATTGCAAAGAGCGAAGATTCACTACACCAATGGTTTGGTTATGTTACTGGCTCAGTAGCCGGGTCATATTTAGGAATTTGGTTATCGGTTCAACTAGCCAATACAATTTTGTAGTATAATAACTACATGAAAGATACTAACGTCCGTTTGGGTTACTGTTGCATTAACTTGTCTCTAGCCGACCAAAAAATTACAGCCAATCGAGGTATGATCCGTAAAACCTTTCAAGAAAAGGGCGTTTCATATTGTGCTGAGCTTGCGCATCAAAATATAAAAGATGTTCTAAAAATTCTACAATGGAATTTAGCTAATGGCATTTACGTATATCGAATGTCAAGCGATATTTTTCCATGGATGTCAGAGTACGAAATTACTCAGCTTCCAAACTTTATGGAAATCTTGCCAGACATGCAGGCAATCGGCAAGTTTGTAATTGCAAACGGCATGCGAATCTCAATGCATCCAGGCCAGTTCGATGTTCTGCCATCTCCCAATCCAGCGGTTGTCACAAAAACAGTCAAGGATCTGGACCAGCATGCGCAAATTATGACCTTAATGGGCTTGCCAATTGACCATAATTATCCAATTAACATTCATGTCGGTGGGACCTATGGCGATAAGGAGTCCGCTGCTCAACGATTCTGTCAGAATTTTCAACGTCTCCACGAAAATACTAAGGCCAGGCTTGTTGTCGAAAACGACGATAAGGCTACACAGTACTCGGTACTCGATCTTTTTCAATTAGTCTATACGAATATTGGCACGCCAATTACATTTGATTTCCATCATCACCGTTTTAACACCAGCGATCTTACTGAGGAAGCTGCACTCGCCCTAGCTGCCACTACCTGGGGACGCGTGACTCCGCTCACTCATTACTCTAGTAGTAAAAAAACATTTGAAGATCCGTCAGTTATTGCCAGATCCCATGCTGATTACGTTTACGAACAGATAAATACTTATAATCGCAGTTTCGATATTGAGATAGAGGCCAAGGCAAAAGACCTAGCCGTACTTAAGTATCGTGACTCTTCTGTGAGTCTTCTTGAAAACTACTTGGAGTTCGATGATAAAAGATACTTTGAAAAAATAGCAGACTAAATGACTGATCAAACTACTGAAGACTGCGGATGCGGTTCAACGCCAGCAACTCCAAAACCTACGGTACTTAGCCGAATCATCGATAAAGTGTTTGTTAGTGAAGATCTAAAGAATCACCGAATGTCCATTTGCAAACAGTGTCCTCATTTTGGAGAGACCCTATCCCAATGTGGAATATGCGGCTGTTTTCTTGAAGCAAAGACTCGACTGGTAGGATTTCACTGCGCGCTAGATCAAATAGGCGAGCAACCTAAGTGGTAATAAATAATCTTGAAATTTACTTTTAATTTCCTAGAGTCAATCACTGACTCTTTGAAAAATGATAACCCTATGGACAGTGAGAGTCAAAACTTGGAGACAAACCTTAATGGCCAACCTGGCAACATGGTGCATGATGATCGCACTGTTCTTCAATCCGTTCGGTTTCGATATCGTACAGTATTGGCTAATGCAGGTAACTGGCAGTTTATGGAGAGCCAACTTCGTTTTGTACTGCATAGCGGCACTATTCTTTGGCTGCTCTTTCTACTTTCGTTGGCGATATAAAAAACTTGTTAAACAAAAA